AGTGTCGGGGATGGTTGCTTCGTCATTGTTAATAAAGTCCAGTTCGGTTGGATCCCACTCCTCCTCCCATAACTTGGGTGAGCGTGGTTTATGAATCAATGGATGTCTGTACATTATTTCACCCCCTATGTTGTTTGAATGTAAGTATGTATTGTACATTATCTTCGTCCACCGCGTCAAGTGATACGTAAGACTCACTGCCACTGCCTGTCCAATAGTCCCACGCCTCTTGTGGGGTATCAAAGTCCTTCGCCTCGTTGATGTTGTGAATGATGGCCAGTGGGCTAGAGTCCTTACTGCCCTCTATGCTAAACCGACCAAACTCGATGTCACCAAAATAATACGTAGTCATTATTTCACTCCCGCCATGTTGGTTGCCCAGTCCTTACCACTTCGCTCCTTGACATACTCCCAAGAGCCCTTGGTGCCCTCCTTGACGTGCAGGCGCGATGGGATGGTGTTGCCGTATGCGTCCTTGGCGTCTTTGAGTCCTAAGAGGCACTTGCCGTCACTGATAGCCTGCATCATGGTGCGACCATATGATCCCTGTAATCCCCACATGCCCGAGTTAATGGCGCGCTGGATGGATGTGTAGTACTCCCCCTCGTCCACACTGTCGTCTGTCTCGATGTTGTTGATGTCTTTGATTGTGAATGATGTCATACTGCCTCCTCTCTTACAATACGGCATGATAGTGTGCCGTGTTTTTGTTCGTGAAATTTACAAAATATTTTAGCGTTGGCATAAGTCGGGACTTGTTTTGTGTGCCATTCATTATCTAAAAAGTATCGTACAAAATTATGATATGTTTTCTTCATGTTAATTCTCCTCATGTAATTGAATTCGTGCCTGCTCGGGGTTATTGTACCACCTATTGGCGATCTCCCACGCGTCGTCCTCATCATGCGCGTAGATGGTCGTGCGGTACTGGTCTGCTAGTAGTAAGTCGTACAGTGCACCCATTATTCTGTCTCCTCTACTTGGTGTGTCACGTCGTACTCAAGAATTGCCTCGCCGTCCTGTAACTGCTCTTGGATAGCCTCGTATATCCATGGTGACTTAAGCAAGTAGCCGTCGTCGTCCAGCCGTACCTCGATTTTGATTGTGTATGTTGTCATTTTGTTATCTCCACTATTCTAAACTCTTCTCTGTCGTATGGGCTTTCAATGTTGCCCTCCTTGAATGCCTCCTGCTCGTCATCCAAGAAGCTATCGAGCTCGTTTAGCGCATCCTCAAAGCTATCGTACGTGCTAGGTGTCTCGTTGCCGTCCTCGTCATAGTCTGACCACGTATTGATCCATCCGTCGCATAGCGTGTAGTGTTGTACCTCGTATCTCTTAGTCATTATGCCTTCTCCTCTTCGTACTGGCGACGTGTCATGTACACGATGCCCATACCGCTCAGTGTGTTTGGGTTTGGTTTGCACACCCCGATGATGTCATCAGGTGACTGCACTGGCTTAGTGTACTGGATTGGGTATGATACATCGGGCGTTGTTGGGGTGCGTCCCCAAGTGCGTGATACATAGCGCGCCTCGTCGCGTGCCCTGCATATTGAATTAAGTGATCTCATACTGCCTCCTAGATAAATTGAAAGTACTCAGGGTTAAACTCGCCCCACTGCTCTGCCTTGTCGCCGATCAGCGAGCCCTTACCGAGCTCGTGGTCGAATACTGCCACGCAGTCCTGATCCAGTGCCGTCGCCAGCACGTCCAGCGACCCCTTGTGGCTGATGTACTGGATGATGACTGTAGGCTCGTCCCCATCATAAGAGACGCGCAGGTTGACAATGTCCTGCACAAATACCAGCGCGACCTCGAGTGTCTTATCGACACTGTTAGTGTTGCCAATGAATGGATTGTTTAATCCGATGTTGAGTGTGTACATATATGCTCCTGTTGTTTGGTCTCATCAGTATACTCGAAAAGTATAGACCACGTCAAGTGGTTTCGACCTGTTAGCCTTGGAAAATTCTAAACTGGCTGGCTGGGAAGTCCTGCGAGTGTTGAGCTATCAGCCTGTTAGCCTTGAACTCACTGGCAACAACGTTAACAGTAATCCAGCCGTTTATAACATACTCTTGCACTTTGAATTTGAATGACATGTTAGGGCTCCTATGTATTGGTCTCATCAGTCAGCGCATTACGCTGAGACCACGTCTCCGTGGTTTCGACCTGCTTACTCAAACTCTCTGACCATCTGCTCTACTGCGTAGAACGCATAATCTAACTTCTGTTTTAGATCATAGTTTGCTTGCTGTTGATCTACCAAGTACTCGAGGCGCTCAGGGTTGCCCTTGAGTGCGCTCTTGACTATTGCATCGTGGGTGTATGTTGCGTGTGCCTGCACCCTGCGTTCTGCCTTAAGTACTTCTAAGATGGTCATTAGATGTGCGTAGGACAATGCTGTCTTGATTGCTGTTGTCATGGTATAGCTCCTGTGTGGTTGTGTATTAGTACTGCCTCGAGCTCACTGGTATCAATGAGCTCTGAGCATTACTATCTATCCACTGTTGAGAATGCTTAGCTCCGTGGGTAACTCTTCACTAGCATCTATGCACTAGGTCTGCCACATGATTAGAGAGGTTGGTACTTAGTCGCCTCTTGAGTGGATTAGCCACTGCACTTCCGATGTAAAACAGTATACCGACCTTGGAATGGAATGTCAACACCTATTTAATACCTGACTAAACTGTGGGGTTATGTGGTAAATAGTGGGCGGGATTGCGTTGTGACTAATAGCCCACACTCGCCCACCCACCAGTCTGCCTCCTCGCGTACGCGTGACCTGTGAGCCCTTATAGTATATGATAGGCAAGCGATCAGCGCACACCCTAGGCTACCCCCTCACCTCATAGCCACTCTACCCACAGAGCCCTTCTCGTGCCTCCTATCCGTCAATAGGTACATACCCTTAGTGCCACTTAAGTTAGTAGCCACTAACATCATGCACCACATTGGTGCGCTGGTCTGCGTTTCACATTGTGAGATAACATACCACAATGTGAAACGTTTGGGCGCGAGGCTATGTGGAGTGAGTGCTTACTTACATCATGCACCACATTGGTGCGCCCCAGTGAGTACTCACTTACTTAGTGCACCACATTGGTGCATAGACTGTGTGGGCTACTCTGCTCGGCAGGGCGCGGGGCTATGTGCCAATGTGTCACGTTCAAGCATGCTTTCCTTGGTGGGGTGTTGTTTATATACCACATACCCCAATTTGGGTCCTGTACGCCGACCAGCCGCCGGGGGCCCCATAGACCATGAGTTTTGTATAATTCCATGCAAAAACCCGTTTTTCTAAATTTTTTTTTTGAAAAATACATTCTATATACGAATAATGATATATAGACTTATTTCTATATAACTAAAAGTAGTCATTTGTCAGGGTAGTATGGGTAGTACCCCTTACTTTATCATTTTTAAAATTTTTTAAAATAATAAACGTAGTGGTGGGGGTAACCTGGAAAACAGCGCGCAACCCATACTACCCTGACAAATGGGGACAGAGTCAAGTTATATTTTTCTGTGGTAAGGCGCTTTACCTGTTTATTTGCATTAATATAAGTATGACAGATAAGTATGTATACCAAATCCAAGGCGCGTTAGAGAACGCCGCCGGTGAGTTTAAAGGCTTGCGGATACTGGTATGTGACCTGTACAACTTTGACTCAGTGGATGTGCCAGTGGATATACTGGACAACGAGACGGCAAAGTACATCCAGTTTAGGCTAAACTGCACCAAGGAAATAATGAACATAGCCAAGCTGCCATTTAAAATCCAAGATAATATTCGGGGGCCGTTAGGGCCCTGGCTGGACCACTGGGTCCGAGAAAACTTCCATGGCGATTTTAGCAACAGAAAAAGTCTTAACTTATAACTACTGGAAGCCAGCCTACAAGATTGAGGTTGGTGACTACCTGTTTGACCACAACGGACAACCTACTAAGGTTACCCTGGTCCAGCAGTACCACACCCAGGATTGCTACAGGGTCACCCTATCTGACGGGCTGACTATATCAGGCGACAAAAACCTGGCGTTTCCCACAGAAAACCAAAAATACCGAAATAGAACTTGGACCTATAAAGGTTTCTTTAAATTTCGCCGTCCATTAAGGCCTATGAGTATTGAGGTCTTGCAAAGCACATCTTTAAAAATAAAAGACAAGGAACTAGCATACTCCATCCCGTCTACTAAACCATTGGCGCTACCGCACCAAGACCTACCAGTGCCCCCGTTTGTATTTGGATACTGGTTTATGAACAAAAATGCCACAAACCATATCAGATCCCCTAAGGCCTACAAGGACATAATTCCCCAAAAACTAAAAGACCGAGGGTATCTGATAACCCAACAGCGTTGTCATAAAACCCACCGCATGGTCTATAGTACCGAGCCTAGAGTTGAGATACAGCTGATTGGTAAAATACCAACCAGCATCCCAGATAACTACTTACTAGGATCTGTGGATCAAAGAATTGATCTGCTCTCTGGTATACTATACGCCAAAAGAGGGTGGTACAATTTAAAAAACGATAGGTTCACCATTACCCTAAAAAGTTATCAACTTATACGGCAAATACAGGGACTTGTAGAATCCCTTGGAATTAAAACAACAATGTACTACAGGGAAGATAACAACGAGTACATATTCTCATTTCGTAGCCGTCTGCAGCTCATGGACCACCAGGTATCACCAAAGATCAAAGTCCATCAAGCCAGGCGTTACATTGCGAACATTAAACAAATTGAGCCACAGCTGTGTGTTCATATAGAAACCGAGGGGGCTGATAAGAGCTTCTTAGCCGGAGAGGGCTTTATTGCATGTCTTTAACACAAAAACAAGAAGTTACGTTAAGTAAATTCGCAGAGTCACATAAACACTGGCCCAAACAACAACTTGATTCCACACTGTGGCAGGTCAAATGGAGCCTTCAGGCACTACCGCACCAAAAAGAACCAGAAGATGGCGAATATGATACCTTTCTTATGCTTGCCGGCCGCGGCTCTGGCAAGACACACACTGCTAGTCATTGGATTGGTATTCGTGCTTGGAAGTACAGCGGAACCCGCTGGCTTGTCACGGCACCCACTTCAAATGATATTCGGGCTACCTGCTTCGAGGGAGACTCAGGACTCCTCAACATCATCCCCGCCAGCCTCATCAAAGACTACAACAAGTCCCTGTTTGAGATCACCCTCACCAACGGATCCATCATTCAAGGCATCCCCGCCTCCGAGCCGGAGCGCTACCGCGGCAAGCAGTTCCATGGCGCCTGGTTTGACGAGCTCTGCGCCTTTGACTACCTTGACCAAGCCTACGACGGCGTCCAGTTTACCCTCCGACTCAAAGACCCCAGAATCCCCAGGGTGCAGCAAATTATTACCACCACCCCAAAACCTAAAGAGCTCATCGTTGACCTCAACGAGGGTAAGGTCGGAGGGGATGTCTACGTCGTCAATGCCTCATCATACGACAACCGGGACAACCTATCAGAGACATTCTTCAAGCAGCTAGAGACGTATGAGGGCACAGACATTGGAAGGCAGGAGATCTATGGACAGATCCTTGACCCCGAAGCAACGGGTATCATCAAACGTAAGATGTTTAAGATGTGGCCCGCAGACAAACCAACCCCCGAGCTAGAGTACGTCATTGCCTCCTATGACCCAGCAACATCAGAAAAGACAATGAACGACCCCACCGCATGCACAGTGTGGGGAATATTTGAACAGGAAGATAAGGGGACATCTATTATTTTACTGGACGCATGGGACCAACACCTTGCGTACCCACAACTACGACGTAAAGTAATTGATGACTTCAAAGAGGTTGTGTACGGATCTGACAATACCTTTGCTAAGGGCCGTAAGGCCGACTTGATACTCATGGAGGACAAGAGCGCAGGTATATCCCTCATCCAGGAGCTGCAGGGCTCTGGGGTGCCTGTAAGGGGCTACAATCCCGGCCGTGCTGATAAGGTACAACGTCTGAACATTGTAGCACCCCTAGTTGCCAAGGGTAAGGTCTACATACCAGAGGATGCCAAGATTAAGGGTGAATTTTCGGAATGGGCCAAGAGATTCATTCGTCAGGTGTGTTCTTTTCCAGAGGCAGGTGGCCACGATGACTATGTGGACTCACTATCTCAAGCGCTTCGTGTTCTGCGAGATTCAGGCTGGATACAGTTAGATTTCCTTCCTGCCCGTGACTATGACTACTCGGATGACCTCGCAGCACGTAAATTTTCAAACCCATACTCACAATAGGGCGGTTTTGGTCATGTTTTTGCATTAATAT